TCATCACCGGTTTGGTCTAACTTTGGTACTAAAAAAGGATTGCCTATTTCATGCAACGGCGTGTTCGTCAATGATAACATGGAATCAATTCTTATGAAGACTGCTGAAATCGGTATGCAGACTAAGATGGGTGCCGGTACTTCTGCATATTTTGGAGCTCTGCGCTCACGCGGAGAAGAAATTAAATCAGGCGGAACAGCCGACGGTCCGGTTCATTTTATGAATCTTGCTGAAACAACAGTTGATGTGGTTGCTCAAGGTAATGTCCGCAGAGGATCGTGTGCAGCATATCTTCCTATTGACTCGCCAGACATTATGGAGTTTCTAGAATGCCGTGAAGAAGGTTCTTCAATTATTAATCTATCCCTTGGTGTTTGTATTTCAGATGAGTGGATGGAATCTATGATTGCTGGTGATACAGATAAACGCACTGTGTGGGCACGTGTGCTTCGTAAGAGGAGAGAGTCCGGTTATCCGTATCTGTTCTTTAGTGATACAGTAAATAACAATAAGCCTCAAGTATTAAAGGATCAAGATATTTCTATTTGGGCATCAAATCTTTGCTCTGAAATATGCTTACCATCAAGCGAAGATTGGTCATTTGTTTGTAATTTAGCATCAATGAATTGTGCCACATTTGATGAATGGCAAGATACAGACGCAGTAGAAACTATGACTTGGTTCCTTGATGCTGTCATGGAAGAGTATATTGAAAAGACTGCTGATATTACGTTTATGAAATCAGCTCATGATTTTGCAGTACATTGGAGAGCATTAGGTCTTGGTCAATTAGGATGGCATACATATTTACAATCTAAGAATATAGCATTTGAATCATTTGAAGCACATATGCTCACTATGAAAATTAGTAAGTTTATTGATGATAAGTCTCTTGAAGCATCTAAAGAGCTGGCCATTGAATATGGCGAACCTGCCGGTATGCTTGGTGTTGGTGAACGTAATCTAACAAGAACTGCAATTGCACCAACGACTTCTTCATCTTTTATTCTAGGTCAGGTGTCACCATCTATTGAACCGCTTGCTTCTAATTATTTTACTAAAGATTTGGCTAAAGGAAAGTTTACATATCGTAATCCTCATCTTAAAGCAGTCTTACACGATCATGGTAAAAATAATGAAGAAATATGGGTTGATATTCTTAAGCATGGTGGATCTGTTCAACATTTAGATTTCCTTAATGAGAATGAAAAAGATGTGTTTAAAACATTCAGTGAGATTACACCACTGTCAATTGTTCAACAAGCTGGTGGAAGACAAAAATATATTGATCAATCGCAATCATTAAATATTTTAATTCATCCAGATGTTTCGGCAAAGGATGTTAATGCGCTAATTATTGAAGGATGGAAGTTAGGCGTTAAGACATTTTACTATCAAAGATCAGCAAATCCTGCCCAAGAATTAGTTCGTGATATTATGAACTGTGCAAGTTGCGAAGCATAAGGAAGACTATATGTTACACTACTATATCGAGTGCGATTATTGTGACGCAGAATCACAGGTATCAACAGAAGACAAAGAGCCAGAATATTGCCCATGCTGTGGACATGAAATAAATGCTCAACTATTAGATGCAGAGGATGACGATTAATTTATATAAATAGTATTTTATAATTAAGGAAATACTATATTGTGGCTATTTGAAAATAAAGAATTTAATCCAGCTGATTCTCGTATTGATGAATTAGCTGGATTTGTTTACTGTATAACAGATTTAACAAATAATAAAAAATACATTGGTAAAAAAACACTATGGTCCACAAGAAGACTTAAACCTTTAAAAGGTAAAACCCGTCGAAGAATAAAAAAAGCACAATCTGATTGGATGAGTTATTATGGCTCAAATGAAGAAGTTAAGTTGCTTGTAGAAAATGATGGAAAAAATAGATTTAAAAGAGAAATACTAAAGCTATGTAAGACAAAAGGTCTTATGAGCTATTATGAGACAAAAGAGCAGATTGAGCGTGAAGTCCTTTTTAGTGATGAATATTATAATGAATTCATTGGATGTAAAATTCATTCAAAACATGTAAAAGGAAAAGAATAATGTACGAATATAACTGCACAATCAATAGAGTAGTTGACGGTGACACCGTTGATGTAGACATCGATCTTGGATTTGGTATTGTATTAACTGATGAAAGAGTTCGCGTAATGGGTATCGACACACCTGAATCTCGTACCAGCGATAAAGTCGAAAAGGTTTTTGGTAAAGCGGCCAAAGCAAGACTTCAAGAACTTCTTGGAACTAAAGGCATATTAAAGACTGAAATTAATAAAGACGGTGAAGATATGAAAGGTAAGTTTGGTAGAGTCCTTGGTGATTTTGTTGCTCCTGACGGACGTATGTGTACCGAGATCCTTATTGATGAAGGCCATGCTGTTCCATATCACGGACAATCTAAAGCTGATGTTGAAGTTGGACATCTTGCTAATCGTCAAAGACTTATGCAAGAAGGTAAAGTAGACGTAAAATTAATTCAGGAATTGTCAGAATAAAGGTTTACATTTGATTAATACTATGCTATAATGTTTATATAATGAAAGGAATCTTAGATGATTTTAATTGACTTCTCAGGTATTTCCATCGCACCAGTTGCGATGGGACTAGCCAACGCTGATGAAAACTTAATTCGCCATATGATACTAAATAGTATTCGTATGTATCGTCAAAAGTTTAAAGACAAGTATGGTGAAATAGTAATTGTGGCAGACGCCGGTGGTAACTGGCGTAAGGAAGTTTTTCCTGAGTATAAAGGTAAGCGTAAAGAAGCTCGTAAGAAATCTAAAATTGATTGGGATGAAGCATTTAGATGTATTAACCTAGTTCGTGATGAATTGAAAGAACATTTTCCATATAAGGTAATTCATCAGTGGGGATGTGAAGCAGATGACTCGATTGCTGAAATTGTTAAGTATACTCAAGAGTTTGGTAATCATGAAGAAGTGATGATTGTATCATCTGATAAAGACTTTAAACAGTTGCAAAAGTATAGCAATGTTAGACAATATTCACCGGCAACAAAAAAGTTTTTAGATGAGCCGAACCCACGCTTATGCTTAGAGCAACATATCCTCACTGGATGCGGAACTGACGGTGTACCAAATGTTCTATCTGATGATAAAGTTTTTATAGAAGGTCGACGTCAAGGAACGCTATCAGCTAAGAAAAAAGCATCGCTTCTAGAAGATCCAAAAGCATTAGGTGATGATATCTATCGCAATTATCTTCGTAATAAAAAAATGATAGATTTGACAGAAAGTTCGGAATGTCCACAAAACATTAAAGAAGAAATTATAAATACATATGTAGAACAAGATCAAGGGTTGAACAAATCTAAAGTCTTCCCATATTTAGTATCTAAAAGATGCAGAATGTTAGTTGAAAGCGTACAGGAGTTTATATAATAATGATAAGTGATGTAATTAATGAGGTCTCAAAGGCCAGATCAAAAAAACAAAAAGTTAAAATACTACAAAATAGCGAAACATGGGCTCTAAAAGATATTCTTAGAGGAACATACGACGAAAGCGTTAAATGGAATATTCCTAATGGCCGACCGCCATATAAAGAAAACCAGGGATATAATGCTCCATCTAATTTGCTTAAAAAGCATAAAGAATTTATTACCTTTGTTCAAGGACAATCAGGTGACGCTATGCGAAAAATCAGAAGAGAACAACTTTTTATTACTTTGCTTGAGTCTGTTCCACCTCCAGAGTCAGAGCTAGTGATCGATATGATTAATAAAATCCCAATTAAAGGAGTTACTAAAGCAGTAGTAAAAGAAGCATTTCCAGATTTGATACAGAAATAAATATATAATGGTTGGAGAATATACTTATAATTAGATTTATTAGACAGGCCTTCTTTGGAAGAGTCTGTCTTTTTTTTAGGAGTACTAAAATGGTTTTACATAACAATCAAATAGCAAAATTACAAAAAGATTCTACTGAGCTCAAAGCTTATGTAGAGGAAATAAAACAAAAGGGTAACCATTCTTTAGCTAAGAAACTTGAATCAAAAAAAGTATATTTAGATCAGAAGATATATGAATTAGAGGATATGGTAGCCTAATTCCTTACAAGAAATAGCATAGAAAAAGGAGCAATTAGTTTTGTTCCTTTTTTTATTTGTATAAATATAGTAAAATGGCTTAGTAAATTATCGAATGGGGTAGACATGAAAACTTTTAAACAGATGAACGAAGATATTCAACATCAGAAGCAGCTCAACGAAAAAGGTTTGCTTGGAAAACTTAAAAGGGCAAAAGATGCTGCAGTGACAGCATTTAAAAATGACCCTGAAAAGCATGCTGCTAAAATGAAGGATATAGCTAATAGAGCCAAAGCCCAAGATGATGCGGTTTCATCTGCAAAAGCAAAGCTTGGTCAAAATAAAGAAAAGGCCGCTCAACAATTATCTAAGTTAAAAGGTACTTCGACAGGTTATAATATTACCAAAAAAGGTGATACCCCCAATCCAAACGCCCAGCGCCCTGCGGGTAAACATGGATCATTCTTTGATACTACTGCTCCTCATAATCCTAATAATACAGGTAGATTGGCCCCCCATCCTAAAGGTGATTGGGTAGATGGCGCTGGAAACACCCTAAAATCACATGACGAGGCACAAGATCATTCTCGCAACATGGCTCCTTCTCGCGTTATTGCTAGAGAAAATAGCCTTGATAAAGAAAATAAAGATCGTAGAGCTGTTCATGGTACTAGTGAGGCTGAAGAACGTGTGAATACCATTAAAAAGCATATAGGAAAACTTAAAGCACATGCCCCAGAAGCAAAAGACAGAATAGCTCATGCTGAACATACTTTAAAACTCCATCATGATGCTCACGATGCTGCGGGCGCTCATATGAAAAGTCACAAAGAAAAAGAATATACATCTTCGCACGTCGGTCATTATCATGAACATCATTATGGCAATGGGGCTGAAGATCACCATTATGAAGAAATGGAAAAGCATAAAAAAGCTGAACAAAAGAATCCTGCTGAAACACATATTAATGATGCAAAACTAGGATATGATCATACACACGAAGATCATCCACATCATGAAGAAGAAAGAACAGCTGACTATGCCGGTCCAACGCACAAACCTACTTTGCATAAATTGGTTAAAAAAGTTCAAGCAGCACATCATGCTCATAATCAAATGATTGATAGCCAGACTAAAGCTGAAGCTGGGCTTCCAAAAGGTCAAAAGAGTAAAACTAAATTTCATAAGACAGCTGCTTACGACAAAGTTGATGTTGCCACCCATGCAGCATATCATAAAAAAGCATTATCAATTTTAACTCCAGAAGGTAACGATGCAGTTAAAAATTTAAAGCATACTAATAAAGATAATAGACAAAAAGAAATGGATATTTAAATAAGGTGATTTAAATGGGAAGTTATTCGAGAAAAAGATACGCAACTGAATCAGCTAGCTTTCCAAAAAGTGCCAGTTCAGCACCAGGATCTTATTCATATGCGACATTTGCTGATTTACCATCTGCTGGTACTACACCTGGAAATACTGCTTTTGTTATAGCAACAAATAAATTATATATTTGGAGTGGTGTTGGTTGGTACTTAATTGCTACTGTTACTAATGCAGCTCCAACTGATATTACTGGCGTGGGTTCGACATATGCATTAGCATCAGATGGAACTGCAACCGTTATTACTGCAGTATCCACTGACCCGGAAGGACTTGACCTGACTTGGTCCTATGTAGTATCAGCCGGATCATTAACCGTAGCGGCCACAACACTTGCAGTAGGTGTAGCAGCCTCAGGAGCAAGT